AAAGAACCAGGGGAGATAAGAGACACGACCAGATCTTTGACGGAACTGCTACACACGCCTTAGAGCTGCTCTCAGCCAGTTTAAATGGTATGTTGACGAATACTATATCTCCGTGGTTTGTTTTAAAATATAGATCCGAAGAGATGAACCAGCAAGATGAGGCTGTAGAATGGTTAGAGACTTGTGCCTCAATTATGACACAAGTTTTCCAAAGATCTAATTTTCAACAAGAAATTTTTGAGCTGTACCACGAATTGCTAGCTTTTGGTACTTCTGCAATGTTTATTACAGATGACCCAATAGATGATCTAAGATTTAAAACTATTCATATTTCAGAAATTTATATTACTGAAAATGAAAAAGGTATGGTGGATTGTTTAGTAAGAAGATTTCATTTAAAAAATAGAAACTTATTAGCAATGTACCCAGAGGCTCAGCTGCCTAATAATATTTTATCTAAAATACAAAACGCACCTCACGATGAAACAAGTATTATTCACTCAGTACATCCATCAGAAAAACCAATGGGATATGACAATAATAAAAATATGGATTTTGTATCTTGTCATATACACGAAGAGAGCGGAGCTATACTAAGAGAAAGTGGTTTTAAAGAATTTCCGTATGTTGTTCCTAGATATTTAAAATCTAGCAGCAATGAAATTTATGGAAGATCTCCAGCAATGAATGCTTTGCCAGATGTTAAGATGCTTAACACAATGGTTAAGACTACAATTAAAGCTGCACAAAAACAAATAGACCCACCTTTAATGGTCCCAGATGACGGATTTATTTTACCAGTAAGAACAACTCCTGGCGGATTAAATTTTTATAGAGCTGGTACTAGAGAAAGAATTGAGCCGATGAATATTGGAGCTAACAACCCAATAGGCTTACAGATGGAAGAGCAAAGAAGAAAAGCTATTAGAGAAAATTTCTTTGTAGATCAACTGATGACTATCCAGGGTCAAAATATGACAGCGACAGAAGTTATGCAGCGTACTGAGGAAAAGATGAGATTACTTGGTCCAGTATTAGGTAGACTACAATCTGAATTGTTGCAGCCATTAATAACTAGATCTTTTAATTTATTATTTAAAAATAAAAAATTTCCAGAAGTGCCAGAAGTTATTGGCAACCAGGATATAGAAATAGAATATGTATCTCCATTAGCCAAAGCACAAAAGACACAAGAGCTTTCATCAATAATGAGAGGTATAGAAATATTTGGATCGCTGCAAAATGTAGCTCCAGTATTTGATTACTTAGATGTAGATGGTTTAGTCAATCACATAAAAGATGTTTTAGGCTTACCAGCAAAAGTTATGAGATCTACTGCCCAGGTCAAGCAAATGCAACAGCAAAAACAACAAGAGCAAATTGAGCAAGCAGAATTACAGCAAGCTCAACAAGTAGCTGAGAGTGCTGGTAAGATTGCTCCAGCTTTAAAGGCGGGTATGTTAAGTGAATGATAAAGATTTAAAACAATTAGTTATAGACTACAAAACGACTTTTGGATCAGAGAGCGGACAAAGAGTGCTTGATGATCTTAAAAAGAGATGCAGCTTTGAGACTACAACCTTTATAAAAGGCGATAGCCACGAAAGCGCATTTTTAGAGGGACAAAGATCTATGGTCTTGTTCTTAATTAATATGCTAAACAAAAAGGAGAAATAATAATGTCTAGCGAAAATCAAGAGGTAGCAACACCAGCAGCTCCACAACCAACGGAGCAAAATGCGGTATTGTCTGGAGATCCTACAACAAATACTCCAAATGAAAATGTTGATTGGAAAGCAAATCTTTCTGATGAACTAAAAGCAGATAAGTCTTTAGAAAATATTAAAGACATTGAAAGCCTGGCAAAAAGTTTTGTCCACGCACAAAAGTTAGTGGGTGCAGATAAAATTCCAGTACCAAATAAATATGCAACAGAAAAAGATTGGGATGCTGTTTATGAAAAATTAGGTAGACCAAAAAATTCTGAGGGATATAAATTTGACTTGCCAGAAGATCAAAATGTAAATCAAGAGGCATTAAAAACTTTTGCAGATCATGCACACAAATTAGGATTACTTCCTAATCAAGCAGATGGTGTTGTAAAATTTTATAATGAGATGATTTCTAAAGAGTTATCAGACGCAGATCAAATAGCTCTTGCACAAAGAACAAAAGCTGAAACCGAACTTAAAACAGAGTGGGGTCAAGCATTTAATCAAAAAGTGCAAGCTGCAAATAATATTGTATCTGAAATTTTCCCAGAGGGATTTATGAATACTAACTTAGCAGACGGAACAAAACTTGGAGATCATCCAGCTGTTATAAAAGCATTTGCAACTCTTGCTGATAAAATGGGAGAAGATAATATTGTTCAAGCAGATGGACCAGCTTACTTAACACCTAAGCAAATAGAAAAAGAAATTGCTAATATTACAGCTGATCCTAAATCTGCGTACTGGGATAAAAACCATCCTAATCACGCAGCTGCAGTACAAGAAGTTTTGGAATTACGAGAAAAGAAAGCTGTTGAATAAGTAATTTTTTTTTGTTAATTCTAAAAATGATTTGGATAATCGAAAGACCCAAATTGACACCAGGAAAGAATGGGATCCAGGAGATCTAAAATCGAGGAGCGACCCGCAAGGATAATCATCCGATTTAACATTAACAACAACTAATAAGGAGGGTGGATTATGTCTACTCAAATTACTACAGCATTTGTAGAGCAATACTCTGCGAATGTATCTATGCTTTCTCAACAAATGGGGAGTAAGCTAAGAGGAGCTGTTGATGTGGAAACTATTAGAGGGAAAAATGCGTTCTTTGACCAAATCGGGGCGACCGCAGCGGTGGCTCGTACAACAAGGCACGGCAACACACCTCAAGTGAACACACCACACTCAAGAAGAAGAGTAAGCCTTTCAGATTTTGAATGGGCTGACTTAATAGATGATCTTGACAAGGTAAGAATGCTTGTTGATCCAACTAGCTCATACGCTAAAGCGGCTGCTGCAGCTATGAACAGAACGATTGACGATCAGATA